AGTCGGTCGTCATGACGGCCGACTCCCAGGGGGTGTGGCGATGCGGCGAGCGGAGCAAGTCCCCGCCCAACCGACAAACGCGGGTAGCCATGACGCGGCCGTCAGGGGCGACGGCGTGGGGTTCGGGTATAGTGTTCATCTTTTCCCTCCTGCGCCCTAGTTCGGCTTGTTGCCGGCCGCGATAGATCGGGCCGCGGCTCCCGGTTCAGTTCAGTTTTGCCGCGCGGCATTAATGCGGCGGTACGCCGTCACCGGCTCTCCCTGGGGAGTGTACCGCCGCGTCGTGAATTTCCTCGATCCCGCCGTCTGCGAACAACTCGCAGATATGCAGTGAGCGAATGTCGCCCTGCTGATCTTCGAGAAAGCGGCAACACACCCAGCCGCTTTTTTCGTAATCCGGATGCCGCCCGACGATTTCGACGAGCATCCCTAAACGCGTGTAAATCATTGCTTGCCCTCACTGTAGGTTCGCCGCGATCGGGCCGCGGCTCCCGGTCCAGTTCAGTTTTGCCGCGCGGCTTTCAGCGCGGCGCGAAACTCGCGAATGTCTTTCCCGGCCCAGGCCCTGGCCAGGGCCATTTCGGCTGGCGTCAGTGATTCAAACTCCTTCAGTTTGCGGCTGGCGGCCTCGTCGCCCTCGAAGACGGCGACTGTGGGGATAAAGCGCTTGCGGCCGTAAGGGCCGTCATAGACGGCGGCCCACTTGAGGTAGACCCCGGAGACTTGCGGGCGGTCGCCAGCGTCAAAGGCTCGCATGGCCGCGAGCTGTTCGGCCGTTGGTTCCGTGGCCGCATCAATCACTGGCGTCAGCCGGCTTTTGCCGCGCCGGCCAGTGCCGGTATGGTGCGCCTCGGTGGGCCGCATCACCGCCACGGCCGCAGCGGCGCTCACCTTGAACCGCCTGGCCCAGCGGCCGATCGTTACCATGCCGCGCGACTCGGCCTCTACCATGTTGTTTGAGCGGCCGGCCGCGTAGTCGAAACCTGCCATTGTTCGCCCCCCTAGGATGGTCAATCGTACAGAAAATCGCCGACTTCAGCGGCGGCGATAGCCTGGTCGAGTAGCCGGTCGAATCGGGCGGCCGTGGCCGGGTAAATCCCGCGCACACTGACCACACTCCGGAAGTTCCGGCGCGACATAGCCACGACCCCTTCATCTTTAAGCCGGCTTACAGCGGCTTTCACGTTTTCGACCATCATCGCCAGTTGTTCGTCCCACTCCAGCATGGCTTCCCCCTGGTTAGTTCAGGCGCCCTGGTTCGGCCAGGGCGGCCGGCCGCGCGGGTCTGGGCGCGGCTCCCGGTTCAGGCGACCAGGTTCAGGCGCCCTGGTTCGACCAGGGCAACCGGCCGCGATGGCCGGCGCCACGGCTCCCCTTTGTTATTTCGCGCCGCCCGGCGGTACGGGTGTGCGGACCACAATAGTACATCTCCATTCGGGCAAAATGTTGCCCCAACCGCCCATGCGGCTAAAGCGGCATCCATTCACGACACGTTTGTACTCCGCCGGTATGGCATTCCAAGTCTCCTCGTGTAGCCATAGTCGGGGCGGCAGCTTCTTTTTCACGGCATGCCCTTCTGGTTGAAGTTGCGGGCGAGTCTGTATGTAAATCCGCGAAGCGCCAACTTTTCGCCCGCCGGGCAGTTTGCCCGCCCTTTCGCGCGTTTTTTTTTTGCTTTGGCGTGGCGTTGGGGCGGCTTTCGGGCTGTTTTTGGGCCGCTTTGGGGCGGCTTCCGGCCCGCCCAGGCCAACCGCACCCCCCCCTCGCGTGCGTGGGCGTGCGGGAGGGGCTTATCCTGGCCGGACTCCCGAAAAAATATACCACAAAGCGAGTTACGGCAAGTGTTGGGGGGCAGTGGGCGCAGCGCCCAGAGGGGTCTGGGCGCAGCGCCCAGAGGGTGGTGGGGGGTGGTTGGTGGTTTTGGTTGGCTGGGTGAGAGTGGAGGTGAGAGGCCTGGCGGTCTTGTGTTGGGGGGGGTCGGTGGGATAGGGTATGTGGGGCTTGGTGGCCGGTGGTGAGTGATTTGGGTGGAGCGGAAGGCGAAGGCGTCGCCCGCGGGGGATGCGGGGGATTGCGGGGGATCGTACGACGAGGCCGGTGCTGGCGCGCACACGGGCGTGCGTCCCGCGGGAGGAGCTGAAACATCCCCCGCATCCCCCGCATCACCCGCAGTGACACCAGCCAGGTTCCAGATGGATTTCTGTTGGGGGTGTAGGGATGAGCGAGGAAGGGGCGACGGGCCGGTTTGGGGATGGGAAGTGCAAGCGGTGCAAGCAGGCGCGAATGAACCGGGAGGGGGGGTTGTGTGTGAGGTGCTGGCGGGCGGAGCACCCATATTACCGCCAGCCGCGGATACCGCAATTACTGAAGGACTTACGTTACGTGTACAAGGACGTTCGGGAGGCGGAGAGGGAGACGGCGGCGGTAAAGAGCCTGCGGGCGGCGTTGGAGCAATCGCCGATGAAGGTGCTGGAGTTGCTGGAGCGGGAGGAGGTGCGGTATCGGGAGCGGGTACAAGAGGCGTGGGCGAAGAGCGATCTGAAGGAGGCGGAGGCGAAGGCGGCGGCGGAGCCGGCGAGTCGAGAGGCGGCGGGGGAGGAATTGCTGCCGGAAGAGCCGGTGCAGGAATTGATCCGGGAGTTGCTTGATCGGGTGAGGGGGAAATAGGGGATTGGGGGTTAGAGGGGAGGGAAGATGGCTGATCCGGTGTTGATGCAGACGGGGTGTGAGGGGGGGGAGATGCTGCGGGTGGATGGGCTGGCGGGCAAGAAGGTTCGGATTCTGATGGCGCATGGGATGGATCTAGCGGCGTCGGTGATCCTGGACCGGGAGCGGGCGCAGTTGCTGTTGATGGCTCTGGTCGAGTTTCTGAAGGGCGATGGATGAATTTGTTTGAGGAAGTGCCGACTGATCTGGCCGCCAACCTGGAATGGCGGCAACGAATCCACTTCGAGTGCCAGCGTAAGTCGGGTCGGTTCCGGAAGGCGGTTCTTTGGGCCTGTGAGGAGGACCCGCTGTTCTGGATCAACGGGTTCGTGTTCCAGTACAACCCGCTGCTGCGCGGGTCGGAAGCGGGTCCGTTCATCCTTTGGGAGTCGCAACGGCGAGCGTTGAAGGATGAGCCGGGCATTTTTGACGCGATGAACAAGGGGTATGACCTGACGGTGCAGAAGTCGCGTGAGGAAGGGGGCTCGTACCTGGTGCTGTTGGCGTTCATGCACCGGTGGCGGTTCCGGCGTCGGCAGAAGTTTCTGTGCATCAGCCACAAAGAGGAGTTGGTGGAGAATCCGGGCGATCACGACGCGTTATTCACGAAGGTGGAGTACGTGCTGGAGAATCTGCCCAAGTGGATGCGTGGCGGGTGGGAGAAGGACAACTTCGACACGCGGCGGAAGCGGTTTTTCTTCTGCCCGGAGTCACGGGGGGTGTGGACCGGTCTGGCGACGACGAAGAAAGTGACGATTGGGGGCCGGTACGCGGCGGTGATGCTGGACGAGTTCGCTCACATTGAGTTTGGGTCGGCGATTCGGCACCGGACGGCAGCGACGACCCGGTGCCGCATCTTTGTATCGACGCATGCTGGGGCCGGGACGGAGTTCAACCTGCTGTGCGAGAATCCTCGGATCGCGAAGGTGGTGCTGCACTGGACGGATCATCCGCGGAAGCGGGCGGGTCTTTATCGGCTGGGCGAGGGCGGCCAGGTGGAGGTGCTGGACAAGCAGTACCAGTTCCCGCCGGATTACCGGTTTGTGACAAGTGGGGAGCCAACTGGGGGCCATATGCCGGGCGTGCGGAGCCCGTTCTATGACCTCGAATGCGAGCGGATCGGCGACCCGGCGGCCGTGGCGGAGGAGCTGGACATCAACCCCTCGGGGTCGGTAAAGCAGGCGTTCGACCCGGTTCTGATCGGCCAGTTGATGCTGCGAACGGATGATCCGTGGTGGCGTGGGGATATCGCGTTCGACCCGGAAACGGGCGTGCCGCAGGGGTTGGTCGAACAGCCGCAGGGGCGAATCAAGCTGTGGGGCGTCAAGCCGACGCATAAGGGCTTGATTCCGGGGGGGGTGTACGCCGGCGGGTGCGACATTTCCCAGGGGACTGGGGCCACGCCGTCGAGCCTGTCGATCGGGGACGTGGACCGTCGGCAAAAGGTGCTGGAACTATGCCGTTCGGACCTCGACCCTCGCGAGTTCGCGGCGTTGGTCGTCGCCATTTGCCGGGCGTTTGCGACGGTTGACGGAACGCCGGCGTTGTTGTGTTTCGAGTCGGCCGGCTCGGTGGGCGGGGCATTCGAGAAGCGTTGCATCGAGCTGCGATTTTTTCGCCTATGGGAGCGGGCGACCTCAACCAAGTTCCTATCAACTAGCGGCGTGCGACGTTACGGCTGGATGCCGACGGGGAACGAAAAGGATCTGCTGCTGTTGGAGTATCATCTAGCGTTGAAACGGCGGGAGTATTACAATCCTTCCAAGTCGGCGCTGAAGCAGTGCTTGAACTTCCGCGTGAACAAGAGGGGCCGGATCGAGCATCCGAGGGAGGTGCCGGCTCCGGAGGGGTACGAAAGCCGGTTTGTGCATGGGGACATTGTGATGGCGGATGCGCTGTTGTGTAAGATGTTCACGCACGTGGGGGGCGCGGCCGAGCCGCTGCGTGAGACGGCGCCGGTGAACGAGTGCGACCCAATGGATTTGAACTGGCGACGGCGGTACGCCGAGCTCCAGGAAGTCGATGCGGACTAACAGTCGTGGGCGCAGCGCCCAGATGACCCTGAAGGACCGGGGGGCCTGAGCGAAGGATGCCGAAGATCGACTACCAGCGGCTCGTCGAAGGCGTCCGCTCGGCGCGTCTGGTCGGCAGAGCGGATCGGGAATACCGCCTTCGGGCAATCCAGCGATTCCGCGGCCTCGATTCTCCCGTGAACCTCATCGAACAATACGTTCGCATCGTCACCCGGGCGCTGGTCGCCAAAGAGCCGCGCATTCATCTTTCGAGCTTCAACCCGGCGTACACGTCGCAGGCGCACACGGCCCAGGCCTGGTACAACCAGGAAGTTCAGAAGCAAGAGCTAGCCCGCGTCTTTCAGCGGTGCGTGTACGACGCCTTCATCAAGCTTGGCGTTTGCAAGGTGGCGCTGGCCACGCCCGGGGATCTTGCGACGCGGGGTTATGCGGCCGAGATTGCGGAGCCGCTGTGCTCCTACGTCAGCTTCGATGACTTCGTTTACGACTCACGAACGACGGACCTGTACACGGGGACGTTCGTCGGCCACCGCTTCCGGCTGCCGCTGGAAGTGGTTCGCAACATGAAGATGTACGGGCCTGATCGCAAGACGCTCCAACCGGCGACGGACGGCCGATTCAATCAGGAAGGCGACTTGCGAGCCTCGGCCCTGCAACTGGAGCCCTACTACAAGGACTTCGAGGACTGGGTGGAACTGTGGGAACTGTACCTTCCGAGGCATGGGGTTGTCGTCACCCTCGCCGATGAGCAGCTGGCGGGCGTGAGCCTGGGCGGCAGCGGCGATCCGCTTCGAGTGCAGAAGTGGCTTGGGCCGGCATGCGGTCCCTACGTCTATTGGCGGTTCAACCCGGTCCCCGATCAGGCGCTCCCCAACGGAACCCTCACGTCGTTGTTGATCCTGGACGAAGACCTCAACGAGCTTTACCGCAAGCTCATTCGCCAGGCCAAGCGGCAGAAGTCGAACACGCTCGTGGACGCCAACAACGACAAGGACAACAAAACGTACAAGGCCGCGCAGGATGGCGACCTGGTTCCCGTCGGCAACCCGGCCGCATTCAGCCAGGTCGAGCGTGGCGGCCCGAACAAGATCAACAACGCCTTCGCGATGGAACTTCGTGACATCTTCAACCGGCTGGGCGGCAACCTCGAAACGCTCGGCGGCGTGTCGCCGCAGGCGAAGACGCTCGGCCAGGAACGGTTGCTCAATCAGAATTCGAGCGCGACGTTGGCGGATATGCAAAACGAGGTGAACTCGAGCGCGGCGAAGGTGTGCCGCAACATGCTTTGGTACTACTGGTATCACCCCACCAAAGCGATGCAGAGCAGCTACACCGTGCCGGGCACGCCGATCTCGGCGCCGCTCACACTCTCGGCCCAACAACGGCATTCGATCAGGTTTGAAGACCTCGACTTGAAGCTGGACCCGTACTCGATGCCGTACCGCGATCCGGCCCAGATTCTCGACACGCTGGTAACGGCGATCGTGCAAGTGTTCCTGCCGATGGGGCCGATGCTGAGGCAGGCCGGGGTGACGATCGACCTGGAGCGGCTGGCCCAAATGTTCGGCGAGCTTCAGGATATGCCGGAGTTCGCCGAGATTCTCCAGACGGCCGGCCCGTCGATCACGGGGAGCCAGGACGACTTCGACCAGGCGCCCGGGCCTGGCGGGGCGAGACAGAGCGAGCGAATCAATCGCAGCGAGGCCACGCAGCCGGGCCAGGACGGCGCGATTCGGCAGGCGCTCCTCGGACAAGACGCCGGCGGGGCGCAGAGCTACAGTGCAGGAGCAATGGCATGAAAATGTACGACGGCATGAAGCTGGACGGCGAGAAGTGGGTATTTCTGCTCGACGGCAAAGAGGTCACGGAAGAGGAGTACCGTCGCCGCTATCCGTTGCCTGAGTCTCGGCCCGGGGATATAGTGGGCGGAACGCCGACTCGCGGTTGGCCGATCCGATCGACGGCGCTCGCTGTTCATCCGGAGCAGGTGGACGAGGCGAACGCTCGCAACAAGCAGGCCGGCATTAATGTCCGATATGAACCGGGAACCGGGGTGGCGATCATTCCCGACCGGCAGGAGCGCCGCAAGCTCCTCAAGGAAGAACGAGTCGTGGACCGCGACAGTTATACCGGCTATTGACGTGGGCGCGGCCGAGTGAGACGGACGCATGGATCGCGCACAAAGGCTTCTTGGTTGCCTTCGCGTGCGGCAGGTGTACAACCGCGAGGTCGCCGAGTTCTTCGCCGACCGGCTCAGGGAGCCGGAGCTGCCTGAGAAATTCGCCGAGATTTGCCGGCGCGAGCTGGACAGTCTCGATGTCCAGGCCTGGTGGCTGGAGGGGGCAATCCTCGAACTGACACGGAGGTTAGAGTGAGCGCCGTCCTCAATGTCATCAACAGCTTCACCGTCACCATCAACGGCCAGACCTTCAGCGGCAGCCAGGGCGTCGCCGGCGCGGCCCCGACTGACCCGCTGCAAATCACGCTGCTTGGCGAGTGCGTCTACCAAGCGAACCAGCTTGCCACCGCCGACGCCGACATCGCCTGGCAGTCGGCCGATGATGAGCCCGCGGTGATCTCGTACCTGTTCTTTTGGTGCGACCAGCCGATGTTCCTCCAGCTCCTCACGGCTGGCGGCCAGTTTGTTGTTCTCGTCCCGGCGTTCACGCCGATGATCCTGCCCGCGGGCTCGATTCTGGTCAACGCCAGCACGGCGGCGCTCGACGGCACGGCAACGCCGACCGTCGTGCCGCTCACCAAGGCGGTCGTTTGCAACCGTTCGGGCAACACGGGCAATTACCTGCTCGCCGTCTTTGAGTAGTCCATGTCCTGGCAGACGAAATGGAAGGTCCCGAAAGGCCGGCGTTCTCGCAAGGCGCCGAGGCGGCGGCGGGCGTTCCAGCATGCCGCCGACTATGACGGCATGCCGGATGGCTGCTTGCCTGACCTGTTCGGCATCCCGCTCAAGTCGATGGCCCGTCCGACTGAAACCGAGAAGGCGGCCCGGTGCGTCCTCTACGCCGCGCGCTATGCGGCCATCGAAGAGAACCGGCGGCGCTGTCATGGGATCAACTCGACGGACGACCTTTTCAACCCGCCGCTTACCCCGGCCGATGTTGACGCGGTGACGGAAGAACAAATTGCCGATTTTCTGGCTTGCCGAGCAGGCCGAGGGTCGATAGATCAATCAACCGTTAAAAGGTGAAGGCCGCTGGATGAGAACCAGCGGCCTTCGGGTGTGCTTCCTGCACCAAACCAGAGCAGCAAGCATATCCTAACTCGCCGGCGTAGGCGGGGCAATACCTAGACCGGAAAATTTCCGAAAAAACGGCTAGGGCCACTGCCGGGGCGCTGCGGCGCGAGTGTGGCGATTACCCAGGCCGACAGGCGCCAAAGCAGGGGCAGAGTCGGCGGAAGTCCCCCGCCCGGCCTGGCTCTGGGCGCTGCGCCCAGAGGGTCCGCGAGGAACCCGGCAGTGGGGCCGGCATGGGGCCATGAGGCCGTTGCGGTGGACCTTAAATTAAACAGCGGGGCCAGGCCGGGGCTGCGCGCGTGTAGGTGTGACACCACTTGACAGCTGCCGGGCACGCCTTGTAGATTACCCGGCAAGCAATGGATTGTCCTCTCTCCCCCGGGACGGACCCCTATGGCTGAGCCAGCCGCCTCCACGCCCGCTACGCCGACGGGATTCGAGCTTTACGACCCGACCACTGACCCGGCGGTTAAAGCGTCGAACGATCACACAGCGGCCGGGCTGGCGGCTGCCACGAAGCCTCCCCTGGCGACGGGCCAAGCGCCGCCAGCTGCCCCCAGCGCTGCAACGGAGTCGGCGACGCCTGCCAAGCCGAAGCACTCCCCCATTCTCGTCAGCCGAGCCAAGCGATTCGGGTTCACGGAAGAAGAGGTGAATGACCTCTCGCCGGACGAATTGAAGGAGCTGCTGCGGGATACCGCGGTCGCCGCCCTGGTCGATCGGGCTGCTCCCGAACCGGACGTGTCAGTTCCAAGCCACGCGGCTGCTCCCGAACCGGCGGCCGCCCCGCCGATTGCCGAGGCTCCTGCGGGAGACGATGAGCTGGTGAAGGCCCTGAAGGAGGACGTTGACCCGGCAGTCGCCGACGCGATCGCCGCCTTTATCAACAAGAAGTTGCAGGGCCACGGTGAGCGGCTCGGTAAAGTGGAAGAGGCCACGAAGTACGCCTTAAGCTTTGTCGAGAGCAAACGAGCGGAAGAGAGCGACAACCAAATCGACCAGGGATTCAGCGACCTCGGGGCCGGCTTCGAGAAGGTGTTCGGGGCTGGCAACGCCCAAACGCTGGACCGCAACTCGCCAGCCTTCAAGCGCCGAGTGGCCATTGTCCGCGAGCTGCGCGCGAACCCGCCGAAGGATGGGAACATCCGCAAGGCGATTGCCGAGCTGGGCAAGAAGCACTTCGGCGATCTGGCGGCCGGCGCGCCGTCTGGCGCGCCGTCGCCGGCTTCCGACGAGCGGCCGCGCAAGCAACCTCGGGCGTCCAACGGCCGATTCAGCGAGCAGGATTACCAGGACGCGACGATGGCGGTGCCGACCAGCCGTCTACCGGCCGAAGAGCCGGCCGGGCGAGAGAAAGCGATCAAGACGGTCAGGGAGATTCAGTCCCGGAACGGGCGGGTCTCCGACGACGACATCAATCAGGGCGAAGACAAGTTCCTGTAGGAGCCCAAGGCTCCGGGCGGAGCCTGGAGCCTCGTGAACGCGGGGGGCGTGTCCGGGGGGCTGTGAGAGGATTCCTGTGGAACCAACGGTAGCCACGCAGCTCCACGATCTTGTCAACGCGACCCTTCGTGATCTCGGCAAGCCGAATTTCACCGAAATCGCGACCGATACGCAGGAGCATATCGCTTGGCACAATCTGCTCCAGAAGAACCGTGTCGAGATGCAGAGCGGGGTTGGCGTTCAGTGGGACGTGATGGTAAATCACTCCCAAAGCGCCAGCAACACCGGGTTTGGCGGCCGCGACAACGTGGATATCGTGGACACGTTGACCCAGGCGACGGCCGACTGGCGCGGGACGGTCGTGAACTGGGCCTTCCTGGGACCGGAAATCGACATGAACGCCGAACCGGCCCGCATCGTGGACCTGGTTCGGCAACGGGAAGGCGCGGCCATGATCGCGATGGCCGAGCGCATGGAGAACAACTTCTGGGGACCGCCGGTTGACGTTTCCGACCAGGTGACCCCTTGGGGCCTGAAGACCTGGATCGTGAAGAACGCCACCGAGGGCTTCAACGGCGGCGCTCCTGCCGGCTACACGACGATCGGCCTGAACCCGACGACCTTCCCGCGGTGGAAGAACTGGACTGCCTCCTACTCGGAGGTGACGCCCGACGACTTGTTGGCCCGCTGGTCGAAGGCGGCCACGTTCACGAAGTTCAAGCCGGCCGTCAAGCTGCCGACCTTCCACACCGGCGACCAGTTCGGCTACTACACGAACTACGGCGTGTACGGCCCGCTTGAGCAGCAACTGCGTGCTCAGAACGAGAACCTGGGGCCGGACGTGGCCAAGTTCGACGGCGAGGTCATGTTTCGCCGCGTGCCGGTGACGTGGGTTCCCAAGCTCGAAGCCGACTCGACGAACCCTGTTTACGGCATCAACTGGGGCTCGTTCAAAACGATCTACCTGCGGAACTGGTGGCTGCGCCGGACTCGCGTGCCGATTTACCCGGGCCAGCACACGATGAACGCCACCTTCCTGGATTGCATTTACCAGTGGGTGCCGAAGAACCGGCGATGCCACTTCGTTATCTCCAACGGAGTCTCGGAGCCAGCGTAGTGAACCCGCTCTGGGCGCAGCGCCCAGAGCGGCCTTGAAACGAGGAGGGAGGCTGAGCGGATGGCGGTGCAAGAAGTCAAACATGGTCCTCGCGGCGGCAAGAGCGCCAACCTCTCGCCGCTGATGGCGGCCCTTAACTCGGCCACCGATGGCGAAGTTGTCAATGCCTGCCCCTTCGGCTGCGAAACCGAAGACCTCAGCGACAAGGGGCACTGCCGGCACCTGATCGGATTCACCTTGCCGCAGGACGCCGGCCGCTTTGAGGTGCTGGAGCCGCCGGATGAGAACGGCTCGCGCCGGGTGAACGGCCGGAAGATCGAAAAGGTGCGGCCCGGCGACAAGCTGATGCGGGTGACGATCTGCCACCGCGTTTACCGGAAGTCGCCGGACGACGCGAAGCCGGAATAGGGAACTCACTCACACGGGGGGGGCGGGAGAAACGGATGAACGCGATTGGTCTGCTCCAGAACCTTCAAACCGCTGCCGACCAGCGCAACGCCCCCTCGGGTTTCATGGCCGACATCCCGGTGCTTGATATGCTGGAGGACCCGGGCATCGGCATTTACTGGCACCGCCGGTTCCACTCTTTCAAGAGCGGCACGGTCAACGCCGCCAATGCGTATTGGGCGCAGGGCCTAAACGCCTTCGGCTCGGCCGACGGCACCATCACCAACCTGACCACTCAGGAAGGCGGCGTGGCGCTGGCATCGACCGCGACCGACAACGCCGGGGCGTCCATCTCGCAGGCCTGCCCTCCGTTTCGCATCAGTCGGGCCGCGAAGACGCTGTGGTTTGAGGCGCGGGTGAAGACCTCGACCATTGCCGACACGAAGCACGACCTGTTCGTCGGCCTGATGGACACGAACACGGCCCTGAGCGCCACGGTGCCCATCACGGCCGCCGGCGCGGTCGCCGACGTGAGCTGCGTTGGCTTCTTCCGGCCGGAGTCGGCCAAGGCCGGGGCAGGCACCGGCGGCGCGACCTTGAACGTCACGTACAAGGCGGCCGGCGTAGCGGCGGTGGTTGTGGCCAACGATGTCGCGACGCTTCTGGCCGACACCTACGTCAAACTCGGCATGCGGTTCGATCAGCGGGCCGGCAAGTTCAGCAACAACGACAACGCCCTGTCGTTCTTCGTGGACGGCGTGAAGGTGGCTGAGAAGGTAATCCCGGTCGCGGCCGGCACGGACTTCCCCAACAACATCAACCTCGGCTTCTTCATGGCCGTGTTGAACGCCACGGCCACCACGCCCGGCAACTCCTCAATCAGCAGCGTAACGGTCGCCCAGCTTCTCATCGGCCTGTAAGTGTGAGCAAGGAGGCAGAGTCGGCGGATAGAACGGGATGCTTTCCGCCGACTCACCTGGTTGACCACCCACGGACGCGCTCATGACGATGCTTCTCAAAAAAGCTGACCTGGAGCGCGAACTCGGACTTTACCTTGGTTGGGGGCCGGGCAAGGACGGCGGGGCCGAGGCGTGGGACGCCGAGCAGACCCAACTGCTCAAGAGCTTTGTCGATTCGGGCTATTCCCGCTTCATCAACACCCCGCCGATCCCCAATGGCGTGCATCCCGGGGGCCACGACTGGACCTTCCTCCGGCCGGTGATTCAGCTTCAGGTGCCGGCCGGCGTAACGCAAACCCTGCTGCCGGACGACTTCGGCGGGTTCACGTCGCCGGAACTGACGCTGGTGAGCGATGCTCAGACCAGTTCCAGCCTGACGGTGAAACTCGGCCACGAGTTACAGTTGCGGATCGAACGGCAGAAGTACCCGTCGCGCACGAGCCGGCCGTTGCTCGCCGTGGTCATGCCTCGCAAAGAGCAGCCGCAACGGTTCGAGCTTCAGATTTACCCGATTCCCGACCGGAGCTACACGCTCCAGGGCTCGTACAACCTGGTGCCCGAGGCCCTGTCGGACTCGTGGCCCTACGCCTACGGCGGGATTACGCACCGGGAGACGCTCCTTGAGTCATGCCTGGCCGTCGCGGAAGAGCGATGGGACCGGGTGACAGAAGGCCCGCACTACCTGGCGTTCATGCGATGCTTGGCGGCCTCGATTCGCAAGGACCGGGAAATGCGGCCGCAGTGGTACGGCTACGACTCCGATCACAGCGACCGGATGCATCACCACTACTGGCGGGACTTTCCGCCGATCAAGGTCAACGGAGTCGTCCCCTTGTAGCACTGGGCGCAGCGCCCACAGGAGAAGCCATGTCGAAGCGTTACGACATTCAGTCCGCAGACCAGCTCGGTTCCCTCGTCCGCGGCCCGACCAAGCTGACGATGCTGGCCCAGGGGAACGGGCCGCCGACCAGCGGCATTCCCGGCTACGCCAAGGGCTGCATCTACATCGACCGCCTGAACGGCGTCGATTACACAAACATCGGCACGACGCTAGTGAGCGCGTGGGGCGCTTCGCTGGGCGGCAACGTGACGATCGCCGGCCAGCTGTTCGAGTCGGCCACGGACGGCATTACGGCCTTCGCCGGCGGCGGCCAGGCGAGCGCCACGCCGCTAACAACGCAACTCAACCGGCTCGTCACGGTCGCGGCCGACGGAGACTCCGTGGCGCTGCCTCAGAGCGTTCCCGGCATGGCGGTGACGGTGGTTAATACGGGAGCCAAGTCGGCCGACGTGTTCCCCGTGAACGGCGGCACGGACGCGATCAATGGCCAGGCCGCCAACGTCGCTGTGCGGGTGAAGGCCGGCGCTGTCGCCACTTTCTATTGCGAAGTCGCCGGCAAGTGGGAGTCGCAGCTTCCGCATCTGCGGTTTGCTTCCGTTGGCGCGTCCGGCTCGGTTGCCGCGCAGGCGGAAACGGCCTTTGGCACGAACCACTACGTTATCCCGGCCAACAACCTGAAGATCGGCTCCAAACTGCGGGTTCGCGGCGGCGGCACAATCACGACCGCGAACGGCACGCTGCAAATCCGCGTTCGGCTCGGCGGCGTCGGCGGCGTCCTCGTCATGGACACGGGCAACGCCATCACGCCGGCCAACGGCGACCAGTTCCACTTCGACTTGAGCTTGTCGGTGATTGACACCGGAGCCACTGGCCACGTCTACGGCGTGTTTTCCTGGGGCATCGGCACCGGCAACACCGCGACTCTCCGGTTCAATAAGACGGCTTCCGTCGCCGTGGACACCACGTCGTCGCAGGATTTGGTCGTCACCCAGCAGAACGGCACGGGCAATGGCGCGATCACGCTCGACTACCTGGACGTGGAGATGCCATGAGCCCAGACGAGCGGGCCTCCCTGATCTACGCGGACGTGCGCGGCGTGCGTCAGGGAGAGCCCGGCTCGTGGGTTGTGCCAGAGGACGTTCTGGTCGAGCTCCTGCTCGAACGACGGATGCGAAGGGGGCTGCGGCTCGACCCCCCGCACGTTCCGCCTGGGCCGCACGGAGTCGGGCAATGAGTTGGCGAGAGGCAACTGCCGTCGTGATCCTCGCCATGATCCTGCTCGGCGTCGTGTACGATCTGGTTGCTTACTCGGTGTCGGGGAACGAAGCGACTATCTCACGGTTGTGCCTGGAGACGGCCGACCGTTGCCGCGGTTTCGCGGTTGGATTTGTCTTTCTGCTTGGCGTGTTGTGCGGGTGCCTGTTCGTTCCGCAGCGCGTTGGGCCATAACGGAGGGACCGATGGCGAACTGGATCCAAGGGGCGATCAACCCCGCCCACAGGGGGTACTGCACCCCGATGTCCAAGAAAACCTGCACCCCGAGGCGCAAGGCGCTGGCCAGGACGCTGAAGAAGATGGCCAGGCGCCGCGGGGCCGGCCACGGGATGCACAAGAACGCCAAGCACGTCGGCCGGCACTCCTGAGAGTTGCTGGAGAGGTTTAGGCCGCCGGTCGGCAGCTGATTCGTTCCGCTCTGCGCACCGCGCCCAGAGCATCGTTTCCAGGACAGGGAGACCCTATGCTTCTCGGCCTTGTACTGTTGGCGGCCTTTGTCGGCCAAGCTGCGCCAACCGAGCCCCTCGACGTTCTGCTCGACAAGATCGCCAAGCTCCGGGCTCAGCGCGCTGATCTGCAAAAGCAGGAAGACGAGCTGGTGGCCCAAGCGAAGGCCAGGTTCAAGGAGCTGGCTGACAAGATCGACAAGCTGGGCGCTACGCCGGCTCCGCCGACGCCGACGGATAAGTTGGCGGCCGACATCGCGAAACTCTACGCCGACGAGCCCAGCAAGGACAAGAAGGTCCAGGCGCTCACTTTGGCCAACCTCTACAAGCAGATGGCCAAGGAGAGCCAGTCGCCGACCTGCGAGACCTGTGAAGAACTCGCGGCGATCCTCCTCACCTTCGTTGAAAACACAGTCGGCCTTGGCGCGGACGCCTTGAAGCCGATCCGTGGCCGGGTGCTGACCGAGGTCCACGGAGTAGCGCCGAGTCTCACCGCAAAGCTTGACGACGGCCTCCGCGCCGGGATCGGCGGCGTCTATAGCCGCGCGGCGGCGATTCTTGAGGGGGTGGCTAAGTGAGGCAGTTTATTGCCGACGCTATCGCCAACAAGGCGGTGCAGCAGGCGGCGATCGGCTTCGTGGTCGCGCTGCTGACGTTCATCGCGACCTACTTCGGCGCTCGGCCTAGTCCGGTTGTCGTTGAGGTCGAGAAGAAAGTGCCGGTCAACTGGCCGACCGAGACGATCGGCGCACAGGGCTGGATCGAGGACAAGGACGCCGTGGCCCAGGTCGTCGCCGGCCTGGCGGTCAAGAGCTTCGGCACGACCGAGGCCGGTCTGGTGGCCGAGGACCAGCTCCCCGATCACGTTTACACCTGGCAGCATTGGCCGAAGGTGACGGGCGGCGAGATTCCCAACAAGAACCAGGGATCGGTCGGGGACTGCACCGGGTTCGGGACCGCGACGGCGATCGAAACCACGATGGTGGGCGCGATTGCCAACGGCAAACCCGAGCGGTTTAAGCGCGTCTGTGAGGAGGCGCTATACGCTGGCGCCCGCGTGCAGATCGGGCATAACCAGATTCGCGGCGACGGCGCCGTCGGCGCGTGGGTGGCGAGATACGTCCAGCAGTGGGGCATCACGCCGCGCGAGCCGGTGGCGGGAATTGATCTGACGCTGTATTCGGAGGCGCGGGCCCGCGACTGGGGCCGCACTGGCGCTCCGGGCGGCGTTTTGATCGACGCCAAGGAGCATCCCGTTCGCGACATTACGCAGGTCTTGAACTGGGGCGAGGCGAAGAGGGCACTGGCGAGCCACTACGGCGTCGCCGTCTGCTCGAACCAGGGCTTCACGATGACTCGCGATTCCAGCGGCGTCTGTCGGCCGAGCGGACAATGGGCTCACTGCATGGCCTTGATCGGCTACCACGTCGAAGGCGGCCGCGAGTACGGCTTCATCATGAACTCCTGGGGCCCGACTGCGTTCTCCGGCCCGACCGGCTGGGGGAATGCTCCGGCTGGCGGCTTCTGGGCCGAGTCCGGCGTCATTGATCGAATGCTGAAGCAAAACGACTCCTGGACCTTCAGCGACGTGAAGGGGTTCCCTCGCAAAGTGATCGACTGGCCTGTCCGAGCCAAGCCAAAACAGCCTGCCTTCGTCGGGCCGCTGTTCGCGACGGCTCTGTAACATCTGGAGGCGATGTGAAAAAGTTTCTCGCAGCGGTCTTGATGGCCGCGAGTTTGGCGGCGTCGTCGTTCGCCGATGAGCCGTCCAAAAACAAGGACCAAGAACTCGCGTGGGCGCGAGCTCAAGCGGCGATTGCGGTGGTGAAGTCCAAGCAGCCAAGCGTCGTGGCGCGAACCAGGGAGGTTCCTTACAACGATGCCGTCAAGGTAGCTCGGACGGAGCACAAGCCGCTGCTCGTTTGTGTCGGCCTTCGCTGTGATGACGTGTGCCGCGAATTGCGGCCGGCGTTCGTCACCTGCCACGAGACGAGTTTCGACGGCAGCTCCCAGCCGCGGCTGATCCTCTTGATGCATGCCCTCGACGGCACGCTGTACAAGATGTTCAGTTGGGACAAGGCGCCGACTGTCCCGGAAATCAAGGCGAAGGCAGCGGAGTGTGCCCAGCGTGTCCATGGGGCCGTCCTCGACGCCGCGATCGCCAGTGCCATCTGCCTGGAGTCCGACCCGGCGACGCCCGGCTACCAATCTGGCACGGTCTGCGTCGGCCCGAATTGCCCGAACCGGCCCACGGCCCAGGTTCCGGAGCCCTACCGCTCCGCTGGCTATCAGTGGATGCCGTTGGGTGATGGCCCGGTGACGGCCTACGCGGCCCACCCGATGGCGAGTCGCGTGAAGCGGCGGTTCTGTCTCTTCCGCCGCCGCGTCCGGTGCGCCCTCGGCTTTGAGCAGACCGTGGAGCCGGAACTAGCTGCGACTTCGCAGTCGCCGCAGGCCGTCGGCGCGGGTTTGATCGAACGGGCAGCCATTCACCGCCAGCTTAAGGTGGCTCTTCGCTCAGCCGCCTTGACGCCGGCCGAGAAGGCGATTGCCGAGAACGTGCTGAGCGACCCAGACGTGTACTCGGCGTGCTGCGTGGCGACCCACAAGGCGCTGGCCAAAAAGGTTGCCAGCCAGCCGACGAACGTCGTCGGGACGCTCGGCGATGGCCACTTGCTGCAACTGATTGTTCAAAACCTTCCCCAGCTGCTCGCGGCCTTCGCAGAAATCTGGAAGTTAATCCACGGCGGCTAAGGCGTGGGCGCAGCGCCCATGCGGGCCAGGCCGGCATTCAGCCGCTTGCGGCTCAGCCAAGGTAGTATGCCCCCCATACTTCAGGCTGACCCAGGCGGCTGATTTTCCATCCCACACGGAGGTTCTCATGCAATCCATCATCCGGGGCTCGGCGACCGATCTTAAGCCAACGCCGCCCGCCGTTCTCACCGACAACGGCTTCCCGGTCAAAATTCCGACGCTCACCGCCCCGACCGGCGCGGCGGTTCTCGACCTCGAAAGTGCGGGCAGCGAAGCTCCGCTGGAGGCGCTCATCGTCCCGTTCGGCACCGGGAACGACGACACGACCTTTAATCTTCGCTGCATCGGCTGGACGCGCATCGCCGGCGACGGCAACACCGGCATCAGCGATCTGTGGGCGCCAACCATTTTGTGCGACTTCCTCTGCACGCTTGGGACGGTTGTCGGCGTGGACAACACGCCGCTCGGCCACACGATCAGATTCGCAGACACTATCGCCGTCAACACCGAGCCGACCATCACGGCCGCGACGACTCGCCAGGGGACCGAGCAGATTTACTCGCCGGCTAACAACACGATTGCCTGGGCCAAGATTCGCTTGCACGGGGTCCAGCGGCTGGAAATCAGCGTGGACATCAACGCGAGCGCGACGGGCGGCGCGGCCCTGGTCGCCTTGCGGTAGGCGTTGCGCCCAGAGGCGTTCATGGACGACGTTCCGGTCCAGTTCCCGCTTTCTGGCCTGGACGCCAGCCGCGCTTTCGCGAGGCAGGCGCCCGAGACGACCGCCCACGCGCAGAATATCCGCTCTTACGACCGGCTGGAGGATCGCAAGCGGGGCGGTTCGAGGCCCGGCCTGACGCGGTGGATCAACGGGGCGATGCCCGGCGGGGTTCAGGGCCTCGGCTCCGTGGCTGCGACCGGCGAACAATTCGTCATCGGCTACTTCCCCTTCGAGTGGCCTGACTTTGTGCTCGATCCAGTGAACTTCGGCAACGTCCGCTCCGGCGGCTCGGGCTTCCCCAGCATCCCAGGCCGGGTGGTGCCCGCCATCACCTGGTCGCCGAGCCAGACGGAGCTTTACGAGGACGAAGCCTTCGGCGGAGCCGAGCTGAATCCCGTGGCGAAGGACCCTCGGGACAACTCAGTAGTGCCCGGCACATTCGTGTTCGACCCGCCTTCTGGCACGGTCTTCGGGCACGTTGACCAGCGGACGGTGACGGCGACCTTCACGCCGGACTCTCCCAGCTTCCGAACGGCCAGGAAGACGAACGTCTTCACCCGCAAGCTGACGCCGACCAAAGTGGTGTGGGCCCCTCCGACGACGGTCAAGCACGATACCGTCATCGACGGCAGCATCCTCAACGCCGTGGGCCAGGTGAAATCAGACGGATCGGCCCTGCCGGGCACGGTGACGTATGACATCTGGTATTTCGACCCGGATACCGGAGCGAAGGTGTACCTGTTCGCGGGAGCCACGATGCATATCGTGACGGTCTACTATTTCCTGGCCCACTTCACGCCGGACAACCGCGTGCGGTACAAGGATTCGAGTCAGCTCAGCCTGATCGAAGCGACCAACAAGCTCACCGAACGCCGGTTCTTTATCGGTAAGCGGACGGTCTACGGGGTCGAGTTAATCACTCGCCACACGCTGCGCCGGTTCCAGAGCCCGCCCGACTATACGACCTGGTGCGAGTTTGCCGCGCCCGGGTACGACACCTGGCAACTGCTTCGCGGCGTCTCGACGGTGCCTCCGTTCACCAACGTCGCGTCCTGGACCGTGGTCCTCAGCGGCACGATCGCAGCGAACGGCACGCTCAATGGCCTGCCGCTGACGCGCGACGAACCAATCGGCGCGGCAGAGATTCCCTTCTGCTTGCAGTGGAAGAAGAAGAGCGAGTCGTACCCCGACGCGCCCTTGTTCGCTCCGTTTGCTGGCGGCATCACGTCGAACGGCTACTGGACGAACCTCGGAGATGACCCGCCGCTGGATTGCTCGGCGGGGTCCCAAACGAATGACCCGGCGGGGCCTGGTGACTAATGGATGAAGCGACGCTCGAATTCCCGTTGCGAGGGATTGACCGGTCGAAAGCGTTCGTCCGCCAGACCGGCGAGACGACCTCGGTTGGCTCCAACATTCGCAGCTTCGAGCGGCTGGAAGACCGCCGGCGCGGCGGTTCGAGGCCGGGCCTGATCCGCTGGCTTGACAGCCTCTTGCCCGGCAGCATTCAGGGGCTTGGGAGCGTGGCGGCGACAGGCGAGCAGTTCGCTCTCGGCTACTTCCCCTTCCAGTGGCCGGACTTTGTGCTCGATCCGGTCAGCTTCGGGCCGGTGCGGAACGGTGGGACCGGGCATTCGAGCTTGCCGAAGATCACGCCGCGGCTGGACTGGACGCCGGCCCACAAGGAACTGCTCGAGGACCAGGCTTTCGTCGCTGGCGACTTCAATGCGGCGGCTCATGACCCGCGCGACAACTCGGTCATTGCCGGCACTTACTCGTACAGCCTGCCCCTGGGCACGATCTTTGGGCACAGGACGCAGCGAGTCGTCAACCTGACCTTCACTCCGACCGATACTTCGACCTTCCGGGTTGCTCAGGCATCGTTCACGTTTAAGCGCAACGCCGCCAAGCGCACGCGGGACGAGACGCCGCCGGTCGGCCAGGCGGCCTTGACGGTGTTTCCAGACTGCATCGTGGGCGGATATGTTGATGGCACGGCGGCCTACATCGACAGCGGGAACTCAGCATCGGGCACGTGGTCGTATAGTCCACCGGCGGGGTCGCACACGACGGCGATCGACGGCAGCACGCTCAACCCGCCCGTGCCAGGCCTTGTGTTCCTGTTCGACGCGACGTTTACGCCGACGATTGGCGTGGGCTTCACCATGACCGGGCTTATTGGGACGGTGCTCGGAGCTTAATGAAATGCTGAAAGCGCACTACAGGTGTTCGCTCTGTGAACTGGACGATGTCTCGGTGCGGGTCCGCGAACGCAACGCGGGCGAGGGCATCGAGGAGTACGTCGAGCACGTGATGTCGGTGTGCGGCCAGGAGCATGATCGCCGAACTCCGTGGTGTCCAACACGAACGCTCCACATTGACCTGCCTATAACTCTGACCGAAGAGGACAAGAAGTCGCTGGCAGAGCGACTCAAGGGACCAGCGGGCGCAGCGCCCAGAGGGCAGGATGCCGCAGGCTGAAAGGCCGGACACCGAGCTGCGATTCCCCCTCGGCGGGATGGACCGGGCTGACGCCTTCGGCAAACAGCCGGCGCGGCCGATTGGCACTGACCCGATAACCGGCAAGAAGGTCTACGTCGCCACCAGCCGCTTCGGCCAGAATGTGCGTGCCTTTGAGCCTCTGACGAACCGGGCACGCGGCGGGTCTCGGCAGGGGCTCGGCCGCACGAAGGCCGGGGCCGTCGTCGCCGGCTGGCTCGTGCAGGGACTGGGCACGCTCTCGAACACGGAGGTCAACGTGCAATCCATCAGCGGCCGATTCGTTACTGTCGTCGCCGTCTCCAAGGGCGTCGTCTACTACGCTCGGCCCGACGATACTGTCTGGACGCAGGCGACGAATTTAACCGGCAACACGCCGCCCTTGGTCTTTACCGGCATTGTCCGCATGGCGTCATGCGTCCAGAAGCTCTGGTTCGCCGACGGCGCGAACGCGGCTTACTTCGACCCCGTGGACAACTCCGTGCATACCTGGACGGCGACGGCCGGCACGCTGCCGGCGTCGGGCGCCAACCGGCCGCGATTGATCTGCACCTGGCGAGGCCGGGTCGTGCAGTCCGGGCTCCTGGGCGACCCGCAAAACTGGTTCATGAGCCGGGTGAACGTGCCGACCGATTACGACTATGCCCCGCTCTCGCCGAGCGCCACGCAAGCCGTCGCCGGCAACAACTCGAAGCAAGGACAGCTGGGCGACGTGATCCAGGCCCTGGCTCCGTACAACGACGACTTGCTGGTCATGGGCGGCAGCCAGAGCTTGTGGCAGATGCGCGGCGACCCGATGGACAACGGCTCGCTCGACCTCATCACCGACGCGATTGGCATGGCGTGGGGCGACAGTTGGTGCCTTGATCCTGGCGGCGCGATGTACTTCGTCGCCAGTCGGCCGGCGATCTACCGCATGGAGCCGGGGAGCAAGCCGGTCCGCATCAGCCAGCCGGTCGAACGGCTGCTGGCCGGAATCGACACGGGCGCGAATTCGCTGACCATGAAGTGGGACGACCGAGAGCAGGCGCTTAAGCTGTTCGTCACTCCGCTTGCGGCTCCGGCGGTTACGACTCACTTCACTTGGGAGGCGCGAACCGGGGCGTGGTGGACCGACGCCTTCGCCAACAACAACCATAACCCGCTCGTTGCGACGGTCCTTGAGGGCAACACCGCCGCCCAGCGGCTCTTGCTCATCGGCTCGTGGGACGGCTACGTTCGGTCCTATCAGGACGGGCAAACGACGGACGACGGGACTAACATTGAGAGTGAAGTCGTGATCGGGCCGATCTTAACTTCCGGTCTGGATGATGTTATGTTCAACGAAATCCAGGGCGTCTTGGCCGAGGAGGGCGGCACGGTGGATTATGAAGTTCGGGTGGGCAAGACAGCCGAGGCTGCTCTGGCCAGCGACCCCGTGGTGAAGGGCACCTGGAAGCCCGGCCGCAACTTTACCCGCCCGGTGCGCCGCGCCGCGCACGCGCTCTATGTTACCCTTCGGTCAACGAATGCTTGGGCGATCGAAGCGATTCGGGCGACCGTGGAACCGCGGGGCATGGTGAGGCGACGCAACCGGTAGTTCGAGCAACCACCCCGCAACAAGGAGGCTAGCATGGATTCGAGTTCCAGTTCTTACTCGGCCTACGGGTCCGTGGTGAAGCAGAACCAGGCCCTTTACGATCGGTATCTCGGCGCCTACAGGGACGTGCTCGCGGGCATTCAAAACATCGGCAACGCCCAGCGGCAGGCAATCACCGACTTTTACGCTCAGCGGCAGGGGCAGGCCGACCAGGCCCTCATCTCTCGCGGTCTGGGCAACACGACCGTCCAATCCGCCGTCAACCGCGGCCTCACGCTCGATGAGGCGAAGGCCCAAAGCGACCTGGCCGAGAAGGTCAGCCGCATGCGGGCTGACTACGGCTCGCAGATGGCGCAGGGTATTCGCGGTTTCCTCGGCGGCTACAGCCAGGGCCAGAGCCAGAGTTTCCGGCCAAGCGGAGCCCCGGCGTCAAACTCAAGCTTGGATCGGCCGTGGATGTTCGCCCCGATGGGGGGCAGGGGCTACGGCAATAACCAACCGATTTATGGCTACGGGCCGGCAGTCGCCGGCACGTTCGACGCGCCGCAGAGCACGTATGTGCCGCCGTACTACGGCGACGCAAGCTTAAGTGGTCTCGGCACATTGGGGCCGGGCGGCAGCATGCTTAATTACATCGGAGAGCCGGGCATGTCCAGCGAGGGGCCCTACGGCGGCGGCGGATGGGGAGAGGACTTGCCGCCAATGACTGGCGATTATCTAGGTAACTACGGCTTTGCGTAACGCGGCGGGCGCAGCGCGCAGAATAGCCAGGGAGGGCCGGCATGTCGAGCCAGACGCTTCTTCATCGCGTTCCCGACCCGGTAGACAAAAACCGGATGGCTCGGTTTACGGAAATCGTTGCCGGGATCTTCAACAGCCTCTTCCGCCAGGGTCTCTTGGTCTACAAGGGTGGCCAGACGGAATTCGCGATTACCATTGAAGCCCTCTCGGGCGTCGGGCCGCCGGCGGCCGCGCTCGGGCAACCGGGGGCGATCTACTTCGATGTCACTGACCCGAACAATCTGCTTTTTTACTTCAAGACTTAGGAAGGGATACCCATGCAAAACAAGCCGTTTCGGTTCGGGCCGGTCGCTCTGACCAATGCCGCGGCCAACTACCTGAACCCCGGTACGACGACCGGCGGCGTGAACGCCTCAGCCGCGCCCTACGACAAGACTCGGATTATCCTCACGCACATCCGTGTCGTCAACAAGACGGCAGCGGCGCACACGGTCAGCCTCTACATCGGGGCGACCGGCGGCTCGGCGGCCGGCACCGAGTTCGCTTTCAACGCCACGTCGATCCCGGCCAACAGCTACGTCGATTGGTACGGCCGCATGCCGCTCGACACGGTGGACTTTCTCACCGGTCTGGCGGACGCCAACACGGCCTTGACCATTGAAGGCGAGGGCGAAATCGGCATCGCGTAGTGGGCGCTGCGCCCAGGGGGTTTGCAGTGGGATGGCACGGACCATTTCCGTTCCGGGGCCTGACCGGCCCGCAGGGCCTTCCTGGCGAGGACGGCAGGGACGCCGAGCCGATCCCCGGGCCAGCGGGTCCGGCTGGTGCGCCGGGGCCGGCCGGCGCACCGGGGCCGGCTGGTGCGGCCGGGCAGCCTGGCGCTGACGGCCAGGACGGCGAAGACCCGCTGGTCATTCCTGGGCCAGCGGGGCCAGCGGGGGCGACCGGAGCCACGGGACCGCCCGGCGCTGCTGGCGCTGCTGGCGCTGCTGGCGCTGCTGGCGCTGCCGGCGCTCCGGGCGTCCCCGGCATGGACGGCGAAGATGGCGACACGGGCCTGTTCTACGTCTCCACCTCCGCCGGCGGCACGTACCAGGCCGACGAGACCACCCTGCACTTGTCCGGAACAACCTTCAGCATCAAGGCCCTGGGGGTGACGGACTCGCAGGTGGCGACGGCGAACAAAGACGGAACGGCCGGCACGCCGTCGATGCGCACGCTCGGCGCCGGATCGACGCAAGCGTGCGCCGGGGACGACTCGCGACTGTCGGACTCGCGCACCCCGAAGGCGCATGCAACGACTCACCAGAACGGCGGCTCTGACGAGGTGGCCACGGTCAGCCCCGGAGTCGGCGCCATTCCCAAGGCGGGCTCCAACGCGCGGTTGGCCTACGGCTGGCTGCCGGAGTTCCCGGTCTGCCTCAACCGCCTGTCGACCGTGAAGGTGATGGACGCTGGCACGTCGAGCTACGTTCCGGGCGGTTTGGAAATTGACAGCCTTGCCAGCTTGGAGATTCTCTCAACCTCTTACCTGGAGATTGGCTAATGGCCGGTGAATTGACGATGGCCGAAGTGAACGCGCCAAGCGCCGGGGCTACGGGCAAGCACAAGATTTTTCTGGATATCGCCGATAGCCGACTGAAAGTGCTCAGCTCCGCGGGTGTGTTGCGCACGCTAGACGAGCGGCTGAACCTCGGCAACTTCCTTCGCAACGGCGAGTGGACGCTGGCCCAGCGGCAGACGCCAGCCACGCCGACGACCTACTCGAACACGACCGGCCGGTCGTACACGGCGGACGGCTGGACCGTAACCAACGAGAACGCTTCGGTCCAGTATTTCCGAACCGGCACCACTAACGCGCCGGAGTCCGGGCTCCAAGCCTTCGCCTATGGCAATTTCACCAAGATCACCAACCAGGGTAAGATCGTTGTCTCGCAGGTGATTGAAGCGGCCGAGACTCTGCCGCTGCGAGGCCGCATTGCCCGCTTCCAGGTGCTTCTCAAAGCAAGCGCATCGAAGACATTGAAGATCGCCGTGGCGCAGCTCACCTCGGCGGGAACGGCTAACACATTACCCGCGACCTTCATCTCGGCCTTTGGCGGCAATGGCGTCGATCCGACCTTGGGAACGAACCTGGCCTTTGTCGCGCCGCTGGCTGGTGTGAGCGGCGACGGCTGCACGGCCGACACTAACTCATTCATCTGTTCGGTCACGACCTCCTGGGGGCGCTTCGGCGGCTGTGTGACGGTCCCCACCAATTGCTTGAATATCATCGTGCTGGTGTGGACCGACACTCAGTTTCTGGCCAACGATCAATTCAGCATCAGCCAGGCCAGCCTCACGGACGGTTACGAAATCCAAGACTACGCGCCTGTGCCGTTAAGCGTCGAGCTGCTTCGCTGCCAACGCTATTATGCCAAGTCGTTCGCCATAGACACGGGGCCGGCGCAGGCGGTGGGCCTCGGCACGGGCGAGGTGCGCGCGATTACCGGCAAGACGACGACTAGCACGGGCTACATCCCGATTCGCTGGCCCGTGCAGATGCGTGCCGCGCCCACAGTCACGACATTTAGCCCGGTCAGCGCAAATGCGACCGCCCGCGACATCACTGGCAGTCTGGACTCGGGCGCGGTGACGGTTAACCGGACCGACGCAAGCGGCTGCGACATTTCGTTCGCCGGCAACGCGAGTTCTGCGGTCGGCAACCTCTTCGGCATCCATTACACGGCCGACGCCGAAATCTAAGGAGAGCAGCGATGGCCAGCGTTTACGACCCTACGGCTGACGAGGACCTCGAAGTCAACGGCGCTCTGCCGGACGAGGAGACCGACGCGCCGCCGGACGAGCAGACCGAAGAGCCGCCCATGGCGCGAGCCGACCGCGCGCCGCCGCTTCCCGCTGAGCCCAGCGCCCAGGTCGGCGCGGACGAGGGCGACAACTCGCCGCAAGCGATGGCGGCGCGACGGGCGGCCTACCAGGAGCGAGTCCGCCAAGCTGGCGGTCGGCACGTCATGGTCATTCAGGCGGGCGACCGACCGCCGCAATACGCCGCTTACGGGCCGGGCGGCCTCGAACAGTTCGGCTACACCCGGCCTGGCCCGATCTCGGAGGACGAGTACCTGGCTCGCGTGCAGCAGGGACTCCCCATGAGCCAGCGGGAAATCAACCAGCTTGAGCATCAGCAAATGGAGCTGGCTCGTGTGCTGCAAGACCCGCGGTTTGACGATCGCACCCGCAGGCAGCTGGCCCTGGCCCTCGACGCCAGCATCCGAGTGGGGCAGGCGCGGCTGGCGCGCCAGCAGGGCGAGCTGCGACAGAAGGTCCTCCAACAGCAGCTCGACCTGCGGAAGCAGGCGGCCGGCGCTCGCCTGGCCGATGGGTCCCTCAACCACAAATGGGTCGAGGAGAATACGCACACCTTGCCCAACGGCGACTTACTCGTGCCGGAAATCACTGCGGACGGCGGCCTGCGGATGCAACACGTCAGGAGCAGTACGGCCGGCGCTAAAGCCGGGGCGACCCCGCAGCAGATTGTCGATGAGGCGTACAAGCGGATGCTGGCCGACCAAAAGGCTTACGCTTCGATGGACCCAATCTCGAAGGCGAAGGCGAGCGCTCCCGGTGGATTGAAGGAGTACGTGGACAAGGTGAAGGCCGAGCACGAGGAGAAAGCGAAAGCCGTCCGCGAGTTGCAGGGCGCTATGCCGCCGGATCAACCGGCTGCGCCCACAGCTGGACCTGGTGCGGGCGCTGGGTCCGCGGGCGCACGATCGCCAGGCGGTGGCCAGCCGCAGTCGCCAGGCGAGCAACTCACGGCTCACGTACTTCATATCAATGGCTACGCTGCTTCGTTGGCAAAGGACATTGATGGCATCGAGAATCCGGTGGAGCGAGAGAGTAAGCGGAGCGACCTGCGGCGATTGGTGGGACTGCTTCACAGCTACGGTGGCCCAGGCGCGGCTCAGCGTACCCCGGCGATCGCAACGGAGATTGAGAGTTTACGCTCGCGACTCAAGACGAAGTGGCCGGCAGAAGGGAAGCCTCGCGCGGCAGACCCTAACAATCCAGAACGCTTCCGCTTGAATGCCAAGTTCGAGTAGGTAAGTCATGGATGACAAAATCGACCAGCTCGTAGACGGCGCCGCACCTGGAGTAGCGGAGCAGGCGGCCACCATCGGGCCGAGCGATAAGGTGGACGCCCTAATCGACGGCTTCGCCTCGCCGCTTCAGGCCCGACAGCGGCGGTACGCTCAGGCCCGCGAAGAAGCACAGCAGCGCTTCGAGAACCGCGGCCCCTGGGCACAGTTCAGCCAGTTTGTGACGGACAACGCTATTGCGCCCTTCTGGTCCGTTCCGAACGCCAAGTGGCAGTCGATGGTGGACGAGTCGCGAAAGCGGATCGCTTCGGGCGACTATACCGATGAAGACCTCGGGCGCGCGGCGTACCAGGATGTCCGCGACGAAGCAGAGGGCAAGCAGAGCTTCGGCCGGAAGCTCCTTGGCTCCGCCGGGCGTGCGGTCGGCATGGCCGGTGAAGCGTACCTGACCGGGCCGCTCGGCCGAGTCATCCCTGGGGGAACGGCTGCCCTGCCGGCGATCGCCTCTGGCGGCGGCCGTCTGGCGCTTCGGACGGCCGCCATGCCGTCGCTGTACGCGGAAGCCGCCCAGCAGCGGGCGCAGTCGCAGGGTGGAGAGGCGACGGACTTCCAGAACGCCGGGCCTGCATTCGTGCAGGGCATGATTCTCAACAAGATTCTCGGGTCGATGGGCAAGGCCGGCGAGGGGCTGGCTGCTCGTGTGCCGACCGCCGCCGGCCGCGCCGCTGCGAGGCTCGGCATCGGCGCCGTCCAGTTCCCAGCCGAACAGCAATTGGCCGAGGTCGCGACCTCGGTAACCGACAACTTCCTGCCGGAGGCCCTCAAGTTCAACACCCACTACGGAGTTATGGGCGACTTGCTTAACGGCAAGAAGGGGGAAGCTGGTCAGCAATTCGCCATGCAAGCGGTAATGGGGGCGATCTTCGCCGCCGTCCACGCCCCCGAACAGGAGCGGCAATTCATCGTCCGCCGCCAGTTGGAACAGTCCCAGGCGCGGCTGAGGGAACTGGCTGGCCAGGGCATGAGCAGCGATCTGGCCTTCGAGAAGGCGACCAAGGAACTGGTCGGGCAGCATCAGGAGGCCCAAAACACCGCTTCCGAACCGGCCGAAACCGCCCAGCCCCCTTCCCAGGGCGTTGAGCCTGCCACGATCTCGGAGCCTGCCGCGTCTCCTGCCGACCCAAACGCTCCTGGGGCCTCCCAGGCGGCTGCTGCCAATTTGGCAGAGCCAGGTGTGGGCGCGCGCCCAGAGGGGGCGGTCTACCGCGTGCCGGACCACAAGAACCCGGACAACAGCTTTGAAGCTGGGTGGCGGGAGTTAACCAGCGGTGTCCGCGGCCGGGCGTGGGCCAACCGGGAACGGGATGCGTCGGACGGCTTCTTCCTGCCCGGCACGCTCCAGTTCGAGCTTTACGGTTCCTTCCCCGGCGAGGGGAAAGTGGCGTTCATCGACCCCCACCAGGTCGGGGAGGGCCTCGCCATCGATCCGCGGCTCCGCGCGGTGCGGTACAAAGCCGAGCCCGGGGGCGAAGAGTTCGACCGGCTGAAGTCGCTCATCGACGCCGCGAATGAAGCCAGGCGCGGCCGCGGCCTCCCCCCGGTCCAGTTGGAAGTCGGCACCGGTGCCGAAGGGCGAGTTGCCCCGGAGGAGGCGCTGGCCGCCTTTGGTCTGCCCAAGGAGGAAGTCGATGCAGCCCGTGCCCATCAGGACGCCGTTGACAGGGCCATTGCCGACGCAAAGCGGCAGGGTCACTCGCCCGCCGGCATTGCAGAAGCTTTATCAAGCGGCCTTCGCGATGCATCTGCACAGGTTGAGGCTGAGCGACGTTCAAACTCCGAGGTTCCGGAGAGCCCCGAACCCGACGCCGGTGCAGATCAGGCGGGACGCGATTCGACCATAGCCAGGCTCGACGCGCTCGACCGCGAGTCGCTCAGCAGCTCGGAGCGGGAGGTGCTCGAGTCGATGATTAACCGCCTAGCCGGCAACGAACCAGATGAGGGCCTGGCCGCGGTCGGCAAACGCCTTGGCATGAGCGACGAGGGGCTGCGGCAAGCGCAGATCCGGCTTCTCGAGAAGGCCGGCTCCGACTTCGCCACGCTGGACGAGGTTCGCAGCGCCGAAGCCGAACAGCGGGCAGGCTTACGCAGCCCGGAGGCCACCGGTCTCCACGAGCAGAGCGATGACGCCGGCATCCACGGAGAGAGCCGAGAAGGCGGCCTCTCCGACAAGAGATACCAGCGGCTCAAGGACAGGATGCGCAGGGGAAAGCCGATCAGCCCCCGCGATCGGGACAAACTCCTTCAACGCCTCGGCGACGAGTTGGCCGAACGCCAAGCTGCCGGCGAGAAGATCAGCCCCGCCGAGCTGGCCGACTACCAGCGGCTGGATAAGGGCAGTGTGCGATATTGGCTCGGAGGCGCGAGCGGCGCCTTCGTGTTCGGCGATGCGCAGCTGGCTCGAATCTATGACGCCGCTGGGCGCATTGCCCAGGCCAAGCGGGACTTCTTCTTCCACGTTACCGAGCTGGGCGGAACGTCCTATCCGCGTGCCCATGCCCTTGATCGCGGCGCGGGCGAAGCGATGGCACGCAACGCCAGCGCACGCGAATATGCGCCAGCCATCGCCAAGGAAATCCTTAGCAAGGTACTGCCGGCGGACCTGTCGGAAGCGGACGCCAACCGCTTCGGAGCGGCACTTAACGAGATGCGCCTGCGACACGCCCAGAACGCTCGCCGCGATCTGGCCACGAAACTGCGCAATGAGGCGGAGACGGCGGCCGCCTCGGCACGGCCCAACCTCGAACGCCGGCTGCTGAAAGAGGCTCGCCGCCTCGATCGCCTGGCGAAGAAGACGACGACGATGGTGGGCAAGGAGCACCTGCCCGATGAGCGGGCCTATTTCAACACCCTCGCCGATCCAACTTTCCGCAAGATCATTGACGACTGGAGGACGCACGGCGCGCCGCTAGCCGAGGACGCTTCCCGGCGATACCGCGGGCCGGATGTCGTCCCCAACCTCACGCAAATTCCGGACCTGCCATTCTCGATGATCGGTGCGAGCCATGCGAGGGGCCCGACCACGACCTCGCCGACTGGAGGCGCGCCGATTCTGGCGACGGCCACGCCCCGCCGGATGGGCGCCGCCAAGCGGGCAAGCCTGACCGCCAAGGACTACGTCACAGACATCCGCGAGATTCTGCGGCGGTCGATTGAGGACCGAATGGTTCCAGCCGCCCAGGCCGAAGCCAACCGGGCGATCGTGGACGCCGGGCTTGGCCTGCGTGGCGTGCCAGGCCGACAGCTTGAAGGCTACACCGAGTTCAAGAAGGTGTTCGACCCCGGCCAGGGCAAGACTCAGGTGCTCAAACAACTCTTCGGCCGCGGCCAGGCCGTCGCCGACCAGCCCGGCCTCCAGAAGCCGGGCATGGTGGAAATCGCGAACGTGTTCAAGCCGAAGGGCGTGAAGGGCCAGAGCGCTCGCACGTCGCTCTATGTGCAGACGGCGGCCGAAACCAGGGTCCGCGACGCACTCAATCCGCACAACGCGGGCACGTCGCTGTACGTCAAGGACGAGATTGCCGCCGAGTACCGCAAGATGCTTGGCCCGGAGTCGGCCAAATTGCCGATCGTCACCCCCGTCATGCAGCTCTTCAACCGGGCCACTCTCGCGTCGTTGCAAGAACCGGTCTGGCACAGCAAGAACCTCTTGGGCGCGGTTTTTGAGCCCAACTTCAGCCCGGCAGACGCCGCCAGAAACATCGCCGCCATGCTCCGCAAGGACCCCGCCTTCAATGCCAAACTCACGGAGCTAACCCGCATCGGCGCCCAGAAGCCGGGCGAGCCGACCGGCCTGCTGTGGGGCGGCAAGGACAAGCCGGCACTCGACCGATGGACCGATCCGACATACGCCACGTCGAAGCTCTTGCACGCTATGAATGATGTCATTCGGACGACGTTGATGGATGGGTACAAGAAGCTCGCCGCCAAGGGGCTGGTCCCGGATACAGAGTCCGGGCTGCGGGATGCCATCAACCGCGTCGCTGGCAACTACAACCGGCGAATGCAGCACGATTGGGTGCGGATGGCCAAGGACACCGGCGTCGGTCCCTTCGCCGTCTTCGGGACGACGGCCTGGGGTCAGGGCCTACGGAATGTTCTGGGCGCGCGCCCAGCCGCCGAGGCGACAACCACGCTTGCGTCGGCTAGGCTCCGATTGAATAAGGCCGCGCGTCTGATGGCGCTGCCGGCGGCCGCCGCCCTCGTCAACATGCTCGCCTGGGGACGGCCCGACGGCGCCGACGATGTTCCGCTCGGCGCCATGAAGGTCGGAGAGGACAAGCAGGGCCGGTCGCAGTACCTCGACCTGGCCGGCATGAGCCCGGTCAAGCGGACACTGCGACAATTCGGGGCGGTCGATTATGCGGAAGCCCGACGGGAGGGAATGACACACGAGGAGTCGATCGACCGAGCGGTTGCCAGCGCCGCCCGATCCGCCGTCCACCCGTTCGCGGGGCCTGCCGCCGAAACCATCGACACCGCAGCGACGGGCAAAGACAACCTCGGCCGCCAGGTCGCCCCGAAGGCCGGCGAAAACGAGACGCAAACCGTCCAAAATCTGAAGAGCGCTCTACTGCGTGCACACCCCCTAACTCGGGCCTTCGAGCCGGAGATTCGCAAAGTGCTGAGCGAGAACCCCGTTCCTGAGCGGAAGAGCGTCGGCGAGCGGGCGATGGATATTGCTGGCCCGTTCGGTTTGAAGACGGGCAAAGGCGAAGAAGCGACAAACGTCGGCCGGGTGATCCAGCTTCGCCGGCAATTCCTTCGATCAGAGGGGAAGCCCGACGAGTCTGCCGGCCATGAGTCCGCCATCGCCGGCCTTCGCCAGGCCGCCCTCGCCGGCGATCAGGACGCCTTCGACCAGGCCAAGGCCAAGTACCTCGCCGACTCTGCTAGGCAGGGCCGGAGCGATAAGGCCATGTACCGCGCCCTGGCCGAGTCGATGAAGCATCTCGACCCGGTTGCCGGCCTGAGTAAAGCCGAGAAAGGCCGTTTCTGGGACGGGCTCAATGAGGAGCAACGGCGGCGGGTGCTCAAAGCCAGCGAGCAGGCCGACCGCCTCAAGGCTCAAATTGTCTCGATGTGGCTGAAGAACGAGCAATAGCACTGGGCGCAGCGCCCACGCGCCCCTGGCATGTGAGGTAGTGCGGCATGTACCGCAAGCTCAGGTCCGGCCGGTCGCCCGGTCGCTTCGGGCCGACGCGCCCGAACGCATCGACCACTACGCAGCCCCTCGGGTGCGGCTTAGCGTCGAGCCCCATCTTGCCGCCGCCAGGCTTGTCGGCCAGGACGATCGGCTTGCCGCAGTTCTTGCAGGTAAAGGGGTTGGTCATTTGAGGACCTCCAGAATTTGCGGCCAGTCTTCCGGCCGCCAGCAGTAGTACTCGACGTTTCCGCCGACCGCTGAGAGCGCCTCGCCGAAGGTCAGCTGCGCGGCCGATCGCTTTGTGCAGAACTTCAACTCAGCGAAGACAATGCGGTTCCCGCGGATGAGCGTCAGGTCCGGCCATCCCGCCTGCGACTTGCGGCTGATGGTGCATGACCACGGAAGCCAGCCGTTCGCCTTGGCGAGCTTGACGACCTCGGCCTGAAACTGTTTTTCGCTGCGCGCGTCCGGCCCCGGTAGGCGAACCGCCGGTTTGCTGTCGATTGCCCGCCCCTCTTTTATCAGGCGGTCGATCGACTCAAGCGATGCCTGGCTCCACTTCACCGCCTGGTTCTCCTCGGCAGGACGCCAGGGCAGATTTTACCGCCCGCGCGATGGCCCGGCCCATTGGCAGCGGCACGCCGTTGGCGACCAGCTTTAATTTGGCATCGGCCAGGAACGGCGCTTCGGCCAGAAAGTCGCGCGGCAGGCCTTGCAGCTCGCAGGCAGCTGCCAGACTAAAGCGGGCCGGTCTAACGAACCTGCCGTTAGTCGAGGAAGTGACGCAGCCATGCCGTTTCCGGGCCTCGTATTGTTTGCGCGAGTTCCCTATGCGTTTTGATGGGGGCTTTCCGTGACCGCCAGTGACCGCCTCATGCTTGACCGGCAGTTGGAAGACCGCCAGGTCAATCCAGCGCATCAGGTTGGGCGCTTCCCGACCGCGCAAGCCGAACGTGAATCGTCGCAGGCGATACTGCTTCTGGCCCACGAGCGGATCATCGCCGGGCAACCAGCAGTTGTTCAGGAAAAACGAACGCGTGCCGTAGCCTTCGACGATCGGCAGCGGCGCGGCCCTGACGTTCTCCATCACGAACCACTCTGGCCGCGCCTCGCGCACGCAGCGCTCAAATTCCGGGATAAGATTGCCGAACTTTGGCTCGTAGCCACTGGCCCGGACGAGATGCGCGAGCAATGAAAACATCTGGCACGGCGGCCCTCCGATCAGGCCGTCGAATCGGCCTGGCGGCGGATGAAAGGCGCGAACGTCGCGGCCGAAGATAACGTCGGGCCCGGAGACCACGGTGAAGCCCTCACGCTCGAAAGCGATTCCAAGTAAGTCCGCGCCAGGGAAAAGAGACAGCACAAGCATTGTGGTTTATCTTGGTCAAGGCGTATTGGACCAATGACTAATGACTAAGCGTGCCGCCAGGATGCTCGTGGCCGCATTCATCGCACTCGCCGCTCACTCCGGCAGCTCCCCATGCCACGCGCGGCCGGCCGTTATACAGCACCACGTCCCCAACCTCAATGGCCGCAAATTCGTCTTTGGTCATCATGGTCAGATTCCCGCTCCGCATTGTGCCAGGGCCCAGGCCTCGAGCTCCTCCAGCATCAGCCGACGCAGCTCGTGCCGCGGCGTCTCATCCCAGAAATCCAGATCGGTCAGGCGTTTTTGGAATCCACTCCTGCTTGGGGTTAGGGAACTTGTGTCACGCGAACAGGCCCGGCTGGATCCTCGCCATTCGCTTCGTCGTCAGCTCCACCTGCGACTCGCGCAGGTCGATGCCGATAAAGCGCCGGCCGTGCACAAGCGAGGCGTGAGCCGTCGTTCCGGTTCCGGTGAACGGGTCAAGCACGATGCTTTCCGGCGGCGCAAACCAGCAGACAAATCGCTCAGCCACGCCCAGCGCCATTGGTGCCTCGCCTTCGTGCGCGATCGGGCAACCGAGTTTGCCCCCGCCGACCGGCACACGCAGCACGTCAGCGGCCATGATGGCATCAGAGAGGACGTTGCCCGGATTGCTGATGGGTGGCGGATCGTAGCCCATGAACGGCTCGGGGATCGGCGGCGCGACGATCTCGCGAGCGTGGCCGCCCTTGACCATGCCGTCCTCGCCGCCGAAGTTTTGGTGGGCGATCGTTCTGATTTTCGTGCCCGTTCGCCGGCCGCCGTCGATTTTCTTGTCGCCGATCAAGCCGCGATTGACGCGCTTCATGTCACCATTGGATCGACGTGATGGCTCTGGCCCTCGCTCGTGCGCCCGTGTCCCGTCCTTCCGTCGATGACTCGGAGCACCGCCCGCCTGATACTTCGGCGGCCGGCCGAACGCGGTGTTATCACTCCACGCCAGCGGCAGCCGATCCGGCAAGCAGAATGTGTAGATCGGCTCCCAGTCCCGGCGCTGGTAGCGCGGCCCGCCACTGCCCGGCGTCCCGTTCCCCGGCGCATCGTCGAAATCTTCAGACTTCACCCAGCTGTAGGGCGAGGGCCCGCAAACAACCCCATCGAGCCGCGTCAGGTCCGCGACGAGCCATTCAACCGCGGCGCTGTATGATCCACCCTCGACCTTCGCGCTCATGTTCACGCACACGAGGCCGGAGCTGACTCGACAACATTCCACGATGATCAGTCGCAGCCAATCGACCCAACCTTGCGCCTTGTGCTTGAAACCGATCCCGTAGGTCCGAGCATCTTCGTATGGCGGTGAGAAGAAGACCAGCGACACCGCGCGGTCGGGCAGCTGCTTGAGCCAGGGCAGACAATCGCCTTGCTCGCAACTCCAGCGCTCGCTGCCGTTCAGAACATCCCTCGCGGTCGCGCTCATTCCGGCAGCTCCCCATGCCACAAGAGCGACATGCACCCGAACGGCACGCGCGCTCCGCCCAAAATCGGCGGGCCGAACTTCGCCCGCGCGCGAATGTCCTTCGGCTTTCCAGCGGCGAATTCGACCCACCGATCCTGGCATCCGGTCTCGAGCACTTCTCGGCAGGGGTTTACGATCCACCCGTGAGCGTGTTCGCTGGCAACGTGTCCGACGAACACGCTGAAGCCGTAACCGTTCGGGATAAACACGACCGCATTTTCGCCAGGGATGAGCATGATCTGGTTCTCCGGTTGCAAAAGGCCAATGAGGTAGCCGAAGCGAACGGGGCCAACGAGGCCAACGACGCTGCCGAGGCCAGCGAGGCCGCCGACGCCGCCGATGCGAGCGAGGTCGCCGACGCCGATGCCAGCGAGGCTGCCGCCGACGCCGCCGAGGGGAGCGAGGTGGCCGAAGCCACCCAGGCCACCGCGGCCAACGAGGCCGCTGCGGCCAACGAGGCCACCCCGGCCACTGCGGCTAACGTGGCCGCCGAGGTCAAAGCGGCCGCCGCGGCCAAGGAAGGAGTCTGCGTTATGCCCGCGCCAGTAAGCCGCTTGCGGATCGCCATGCTCCTCCAGCCAATCGGCATAGACGAGTTGCGGCCCACGGTCGCGCGGGTGAGCGTTAATCATCCGCTGAAACACGATCCGATCCATTAGCGTTCGCCCTCAATCACTTCCCGCCGCAGCGGTCCTCTTGGCTTTGCCGCGGACGCCCGGCGTGTAGTGCAGCGGTTGGCCACAGGGGCAAATTGTCACGACTGAGCCTCCAGGTAGGGCAGCACAAGTATTGCTGCCTCAGGCGCCAGCTCGTCGAAACGGCGACGGACCGCGCCCAAGATCGGCCGTCGCGGCAGCCAGCGAAAGAACTGCACCGCGGCGATGATTGCCTCGGGCGTCGTCTGTTCCCGCTTTGCGGCCACGGCCAGCATTCGCCCGCGCCACGCGTTGGCCCCCTGGTCGTGCTGCTCACGGTGGCAGTTGCATTGTAGCTGGACGAATGAGCCGACGCTAACCAGGTTGAAGGGAGCGTCCACGCGGCCGCCCCCCACGCTGAAGATGTGGGCCGCGTCGCGGTGCAGACACCAGCGGCCGCACAGCTCGCAGCGACCTTTGCCGCGGAATCGCTTCAGGATGTCGGGGCGGTGCAGCACTACTTGGCTCCGACACGGTCATTATTCTTCACCTCGGACCTAGGCGACATGTCCTGATGAATCTGGGCCAGGATGGACTCGATCTTAGCGAAGATTTGGGCGATGAACAGCGACTTTTCAGCGCCGGTTCGGTGCGTCATCCCGTCGAGGATCATCCCGGCAATGACGTGCTTGTACTTGTTGAATAACTGCTCGCGGCTCATAGCCGGCCTCACAATCTAAGCCGTTCCGGCGGCACGGAACGCACTCGAAGGTAAAAGTCGTACTCGTTCAGCGGCATGTAGCGGAGGGTGCGCGGCGGCCAGTAGTGGTGCTTGCTGACAAACCAGCCCATCGCCTGTAGGAAGGTCATGCCGCTCTTACCGTACTTGGCCCCGAAATAGCACCGCTCCCAGAGCTTTTGTGTGTCGGCCTTCTCCAACTCTCGGCGCGGGGCGAATAGTGGCTCTTCGTGCTCGACAAGTTGGCCATCAATCTCTCGGACCAATCTGCTCCGCTTGGCCGTCTTGCCGCACGTTGGGCAGACGCCGCGGAGCATGATGAGCCCGCACTGCGGGCATCGCAGTGGCTCGGGCGCCTTCTTCGACCTGATCCTCTCCTGCCGCGCCCCGACGTAGGCGTTGCCTGGAAGGCCGAGCTGCCAGTTGCGGTCTTCGTTGAGCGATCCCAGTCGCCACCAATGGCCGCCGTGATCCTGAATCGTGACGAATTCTTTCGGGCCGTAGCGAGCGTTCGTCTCCTCGTCCCTGTCGGATCGCAGGAAGCGGCCGCCGGCCTGAAGGTAGCTTTGCAGCGAGCCAAACATCGTCGCCAGGACGCCGTGCCGAACAAACGGCAGGTCGATTCCCTCGCGCATCACGAAGCGGTTGCAGATCACCTTCACGTCGCCACCTCGGAAGAGGGCAATGATCTTGTCTCGGCCAGCGCTTGAAGTCGGCTCAAGGCAACCGTCGAGCCACAGGTCCTCGCCGTCGATGTGGGCCGAGCGAATCCCGGCAGCAAGGAACTGCTCGGCGAACCAGACGCTTTCGCGCACCCCGGGGGCGAACAGCAGGGTCGGTAGATGTCTGGGATTGAGCAGTTGGAACTGCTCCAGCACCCGGCCGAAGATTCCCGCCGTCATTACTGCCTTGATCGCTTGCCGCTCACTGATTTCCTCATCGGGTCGGAGCCTGAGCTTTTTCATGTCCGGCTCGTCGCAGCCGTGGTGGCGAGCCATCACCGTCGCGCCACAGCGACGACACTCGCTCGGCAGGCCGGCGACGATCAGCTGCCGGCAGAAATCCAGTCCGATCGGCGTTGCCGTAAACAGCACGACATCCGAGCCGGCGTTGACGTAGTGCGTGATGATCGCCCTCGCCCGTGGTCCCGTCATCAGGTGCCCCTCGTCGAAAACAACGAGGTCCGCCGGGAACAAGTCGCGTTGTCTGCTCTGAAGCCGGTGCCGTTCCCTCAGGTACTCTTCGACCCCAATGTTGCCAAGCGCGAAGTCTTCATCGACTTGTTTCAACTTGGCCGGCACGCGCATCGACCGCTCGTCGTCAGTTTGGATGCTGGCGATCTGGAAGAGCGCCGAGTGGTCTGCCGCCAGCCCGGCCGCCCGCACGCCATGTTCAAGGCCCATTTCGAGCATTGATCGGCTCAGTTGGTCAATGAGCAACCGGCGGTTGCAGTACAAGAGGGCCGGCCGGCCGCGACTAACGTATCGCCAGACAAGTTCGGCGATTTCGCGGCTTTTGCCCGAGCCCGTCGTTCCCGTCAGGCAGACCGGCGACAAGCCTGCGGCAAAGGCGGCCAGCGTACCCTCGACGCCGGCAACCTGATGAGGCCATAGTTCGTGCATGACGCTTTTGGTCTGGGCGCTGCGCCCAGAGCCGCCGCGGGGGGCAGGGTGGAGTGCATCGGGAAGAGGCCCCTGGCGCCCCCGCGGCGTCTACCTGCTCGGCGCTCGCTTCATGGACTACGCTTCCAACCTAGAGAGCGCCCGAATGAGCCGCTGGCGAGGCAGGGTCAACTGCTGGCCCTGATCTTCTTTTGCCACGCGTTATATCGCTCGAAAAGCGTCTCGGCGGCCTGCCTCACGAGTCGGTAGTCGCCGCACTTCTTCTCCTCCGGGTAAAGCTCGGCGATGTCCTCGATCCCTTTCGCGATGGCGCCTATCTGCTTGGTGAAGCCGGCGAAGTCGAACAGGATCGTGCCTTTCTTCTTGGCGACGGTGAATTCCTTGCCACGCTTATTCACTCGCTTGGTGGCCGCTGCTTGCCCTGCCCCCGGGCTACGTCGGCCCGCCTGGCCGTTGTTTGCCTCGGCGCGAACGTCCGCAACAAGGTGGTGGGAGACTAGGCACGCCTCGGCGATTTGCCGATCGCTTTTAACGGACCAAGACGCTTGTTCAAGCAGGAGCCGCACCGCCCGGCGCTTGTCGGCCGGCGAGCGGGGCAGGCCATGCTTGGCGTTCGCCTGGGCGGCAAACAGCACAGCCTCGGCGATCGGGCCATCGTGGATAGTCACCGGCACTTCGGTTTTCTTGTTGCGGAGCCAGGCTTCGAGCCGATGGCTGCCGTCCGCCAGGACGTATTCGACCGGCGAGGAGCCGGGCTTCCTGAACACATCGATCCTGGGCAGCTCGACGCCTTCCCTGTCGAGCCTGGCGTACTCTTCCAAAGTGGCCTGGTCGGTGTGGGCGCGCACCGAACGGGACAGATTGACGGTGATGGAACTCGCTGGCACGGTGGCATTGCGACAGTCGCTCATGGCCGAACTCAGGCAGGGTATGCCGGCCCCCATTGGCAAATGCTCGCCGCGAGGCGGAGCACTGCGACGTACCAATGAGGGCGCGGCATCGGTCGGGGTTTTCGCGGCGAGCGAAATTGGTCTATCCCGGTCGATGCCTCGCGGCAAGTCATAATGGAAGAGGCACTTCTGGGTTGAAGATGAAGTCAATGCCGCCTTCGCTCAGGCCGGCCTCGGTGATGATCAGCGCCTGCACAAGCGGTTTAGGATGGTCTGGCTCGCTCGGTGTCGCGTTCGTGGGTCGGTCGGTCATGTAATAGCTCCTCATGGATGCGGGCACTACGCGGGCAGCTTCGTCGCCAACTCCCTTGCCACTTCGGCGAAGCGGTCGCAGAAGTCCAGCAGGGCCTTGTGCAGCGTCTCGGTAAAGGCGTCGCGTTCTACCCGAACCAGAACGGGGTCGATAGCCGGGTTATAGGACAGCACGTCCCACCAATCGGTTTCGGTAACAATCATGGCCTGATGAATCTGGCATTTGTAGTCCTCGACCAATGTCTCGGGCCGACGCAAGTAGCCGAGGTGAGTATGTAACTCGGGGCACTTTAGTTCCAGGCCGCCATCACGGACCAGGCCGTCGGGCGAGCAACCGTAGCGGCCGCACAGCGACAGGCAGAAGCCGATGCGTTCGACGGTCTCACCTCGCTCGAACTCATAAAACCGCCGCGCCTCCGGTTCAGTGTCGAGTCCCTGCGACATCGCCTGCGTGATCGGTCGGCCGCGCTCGGTCAGGTAAGCCGGCGACAGGCACACCCGCTCAGCGATGAGCCGATTGATGTATGCATCTTGCGCGGCCGACGGCTTCAAGGTCTTCGGCGTGAGGATGTTCGACGCCTCGCTCGCTGTGGGGATGCCGGCGCGGGCCAGCCACCAGTCGTCTTCGCCCTGGACGCACTCCACGGCGTAGAACTTGCCGCGGTTCTGGATCGGTAGACCGCGCCACGTCATCGCATCCACGTTCAGGCCGAGAGCAATTTTCTCTTTCACTTCACGCCCGCCTTTCCCGCTCGCTTCCGCTGCAACAGCACTTCCGCCTTGCGAGCCTGGTCAACTGTCATTTCGGCCAGCGAGCCGACTTGGTAGACCTTGAGGAACGCCTCGAAGTCCACTTCGTTTCCAGCCTCGCGACACGATTCAATCAGCTCGTTTAGGTGCGCGACCTCCTTCTCGCTGATCCGAGTAACCGCGTCATCGTCCTCATTGGCAAACGCCAGGCAAAAGATCAGCTTGGTGAGGTAGCGCTGGCCGTAGGCGAACCCCGAGCCGCTGGCCTGGGGTCTGTTCATGCCGCCGATCGGGTTGCCCTTCGGGCCGATCCCGTCGACGCCAATGTCGGCCTGATATCGCTCGACGTGGCCCGCGACGTGGCGAACGTCGCAGACGATGCGGAAGTGGTCGGGCGGGGCGCCGTCGGCCGTTCCGAACGATAGGGCGAACCCGTGCCGAGTCCAGACAGGCTTGGCGGCTCGCAGCAGCGTCTCGAACTTCGGGTAGCGGCTTCGGGTTTGCGGGTTCTCGGCGTCGTTCACGATTGACGGCATCTCGCCTTGGCAGGCAGTCATCGACTCGTTGAACTTTTGCTTGGCGTCCATCGCCCGCCAGCGCTCAGCCAGGTCTGTCAGTTCCTTGAGGGCGGCCGGGCCTATGTTGGCGGCAATCGCCTGCTCGATTATGGCTAGCGGCGAGGGTTGCCTGGCGACAGCAAGGGCGGTTGTGCCGCTGGCTTCGCATGGCTCTAAGCCGCTCGATAAATGCCGGTATGCGCCGCAAACAACGCATCGCGTTTGCGGAACATCCTCGGCCCAGCGGTGGCTCGGATGCGACTGGATGGCAGGGGGCACATCAGCCTGCTGCATCGGCTCATCGGGTTGGTCTGGGCGCGGAGCGAAGATGGTGTCTTTAGCCGGCGGTCCGGCCGGCTTCGGGTAGTGTTTGGTCATTATGCCTTTCCTCAGCGGGTAAGAATGCCGGCTCGTCGCAACTCTCGAATCAAACAGCCTCTTCCTGCCCTTGCAGCGTCTTGCGGGGTGTTGCTCAGACTGTAACCGTTCGCCGCTTTTGGCGCTAGAACGGTGGGATCTGGCATTCTAAAGTCTTTTGATCGGCCTCGCCACGATCCGCCAGGTCGATCAGCAGCTCGCTGAGAGCGGCGTGTAGGCGCCTAGCGTCGGCCGCATTGATTTGGCCGTAGATTCCTTCCATCGACCAATTTTTCCCCTCTCTGCCACAGGAGCGCAGCACGACCTTGCCGGCGGTATCCACGTAAACGGTCTCGGTTCTCTTTGCCATAAACACACTCCCCGGGGCGAACAATCAAACGCTCTGGGCAACGCGCCCAGAAACAAACACCAAGGAAAGACCGTCGCCCCGGTGCCTGCCCGGCGGCGAGCGATGATGCCCGCGCGAACGCGGGGCGGACGGTCGTACTCATGAAAGCTGATGCCGGGCATGGCTCAGGATGCCGAGAATGTACGCCACCTTCGGCGTGGTGTCAAGTACCTTGCTTGGCTTTTAGGCGCGCATGGCCTTAGTTCGCCAACTACTGCCCGAAATACGGATGTTGCCGGGCGACCAGGCGCCGCTTATCGCGGCATCGCTCGCATTCATCGGCCTCGGTGCCGACTGGATTATCCTCGCTGTCCCAAGCGCCGCAGCTAAGGCATTGCCGGCCGTTGTCCGTGCCGCAGCCCAGCGCGAGAACTTGTTCATACACTTTCTCGCCGACCGCTTCCAGAAAATTGCCGAGCGTGAATCGTCGGCCGGCCCGGCTCTCTTCGGCCATCTGGTCCTTGAACCGCCGGGCCAGAGCGGTGACCGCGGCCGCGGCAACACATTCGACTTGCTCATGGTGCGCTTCCGTGTTGCCAGCGGCTTCGCACCAGATTGATTCAATGCCGATGTAGAGCTCGCCATCTGCGTCGCTGGTCCCCAGATAGACGAAACCGCCTTTAAGTTGGGCGGTACTGGCCTCGCGCAGAATTGCCGCCCATGCGTCCACAACTCGCGCGCCCGTCAGTTCAAACGTCGCGAAGTGTTTGCCCTCGTGCCCGGTTGTAATTCGCTTCAGGACATCGAGGCTGAAACGTTTGGCCACGTCGCGGATGAATTGTTCAGTCATTTTGTCCCCCCTGTGTGTTAGGTCAATTGGTGGTCATTCGGCGGGCAGCAACCAGCCGGCCTCTATCTCCGCCAGAGCGGCCCGCATGTTTTGCTTATGTTTCTGCATCAACGCCTTATAAGCGCTCAACTGCTGCCCGTCTAACTGTTCCAGCTGGGCGATTTCCTGCAACCGTTTGGCCGCCGCATCGGCGAATCCGTTCGACTGCAACCGTACTACTGTACATCGCGAAGTGAACGGACCAGCGTCCGCGTAGTCCTCAAATAGCTGGTCGGCGCCATCACGGGTTGTTGTGAAATTAACAACTACATGAGGGGGGATTGCCTCTAAGGTAGTGAGCAACCGTGATACGACGGCACCCCGGAGTAGGTGCATTTCATTAAAGATATAAGCGCGGCCACTAAGCCCACGGGCGCCATGCGGTAATACGGTAGTGTGCCACGTAAGCTCCATATCGCGGATGTCGGCTATGCTCAGGTCCGCCGCGTTGGTTTCGACAATAGCCAGCGGAGGCGCAACTTCAGCGGCCACGATCCGGGCAAGTGTCGTTTTCCCCGTCCCGCTCTTGCCTACGAACATAAAAGCGCGGCCGGCAAAGCCCCGGGATTGCAGACGTTGCAGCGTGGCTACCGCTTTGGGCTGGCCGACGACGTCGGCCAGAACCCGGGGCCGATAGCATTCATGGAGCGGCTGTAAAGGCATGTCAAACCCTCAATTATTGACGTTAAGTGCGGTCGCCGTCACCGTAGCCGTAACTCTCGCCGAAGCTGCGGTCTGCCGCCGGCCGAGCAACTGGCCGTGGCGATACTTCGCGACGAATCGCTTGCCGTCGGCGCAAACTGTTTCCCGCCGGCCGTGCAACTTGCCGGCGCGGTATCGCTCGACAATCCGCGTGCCATCGGCGCGCACCTCTTCCCGCCGGCCGTGCAACTTGCCGTCGCGGCATCGCTCGACAATCCGCGTGCCATCGTCGCGGACAATTTCCCGCCGGCCGTCTCTCGGCCGGCCACTCCCAACGCGGACTGGCACTCCGTACCGGGCACGGAGAGCGGCGGCGGCGCCTGCGTCGGCAGGGTGTAAGGTGATGCTAACTATTTCCATCCGCTCGCAGCGCAGGCCGCGAGTGGAAAACGCGGCTCTGCCGTCGCACAAGACATGTACTACTGCCTCTCCCGAACGATCGGGCGCGGCATGCGGCGTGTAGCACACCGCATGCAGCCCACACTCTCCGAGCACGGCGGCCGAGTCCGTCCAGGAGTCGGTCGTCATGACGGCCGACTCCCAGGGGGTGTGGCGATGCGGCGAGCGGAGCAAGTCCCCGCCCAACCGACAAACGCGGGTAGCCATGACGCGGCCGTCAGGGGCGACGGCGTGGGGTTCGGGGATGGGGGTCACGACGCCACCCCCGCGGCCGCTGGCCGCTTCGCTGGCCGCTTCGCTGGCCGCTTCGCTGGCCGCTTCGCTGGCCGGCGAACTACCGTCGTCACGCGGATGATTTTTAGTTTCATTGCTTGCCCTCTCTAGGTTTGCCGCGAGCGATCGGGCCGCGGCGCCCGCTGGTCATGTGGTCCGCGATTCGTCAGCGCGAATCTCTTTACGCCGGCCGAGCAACTGGCCGTGGCGATACTTCGCGACGAATCGCGTACCATCGGCGCAAACTGTTTCCCGCCGGCCGTGCAACTTGCCGGCGCGGTATCGCTCGACAATGCGCGTGCCGTCGGCGTGAACCTCTTCCCGCCGGCCGTGCAACTGACCGGCGCGGTATCGCTCGACAATGCGCGTGCCGTCGGCGCACACCTCTTCCCGCCGGCCGTGCAACTGGTTATCGCGATAGTTCTCCGTGATTCGCGTGCCGTCGGCGCGCACCTCTTCCCGCCGGCCGTGCCGCTGGTCATCGCGATAGTTCTCCGTGATTCGCGTGCCGTTGGCGTAAACTGTTTCCCGCCGGCCGTGCAACTGACCGGCGCGGTAGTGCGCTGTGATCCGCTTGCCGTTGGCGAAAACTGTTTCCCGCCGGCCGTGTGGCTTGCCGGCGCGGTAATGCGCTACGGTCCGCTCGCCGCTGGCGTAAACCTCTTCCCGCCGGCCGTGGCACTTGCCGTCGCGGCATCGCTCGACAACCCGCGTGCCATCGGCCCAGACTACTTCCCGCCGGCCGTTTCTCGGCCAGTCACTCCCAACGCGGACTGGCACTCCGTACCGGGCACGGAGAGCGGCGGCGGCGCCTGCGTCGGCAGGGTGTAAGGTGATGCTAACTATTTCCATCCGCTCGCAGCGCAGGCCGCGAGTGGAAAACGCAGCTCTACCGTCGCACAAGACATGTACTACTGCCTCTCCCGAACGATCGGGCACGGCACGAGGCGCGTAGCATACCGCGTGTAGTCCGCACTCTCCGAGCACGGCGGCCGAGTCCGTCCAGGAATCGGTCGTCATGACGGCCGACTCCCAGGGGGTGAGGCGATGCGGCGAGCGGAGCAAGTCCCCGATCAGCCGGCAGATTCGCGTAGCCATTACGCGGCCGTCAGGCGCGACAGCGTGGGGTTCGGGGATGGGGGTCACGACGCCACCCCCGCGGCCGCTGGCCGCTTCACTGGCCGCTTCGCTGGCCGCTTCACTGGCCGACGAACTACCGTCGTCACGCGGATGATTTTCAGTTTCATTGCTTGCCCTCTCTAGGTTTGCCGCGAGCGATCGGGCCGCGGCGCCCGCTGGTCATGTGGTCCGCGATTCGTCAGCGCGAATCTCTTTACGCTGGCCGTGTAACAGGCCGTGGCGATACTCCGCGATGAATCGCGTGCCGTCGGCGCAGACCAGTTCCCAGGCGCCGTGCCGCCGGTCATCGCGGTAGTGCGACACTACCTTTGTGCCGTCAGCTCGGGTCTCCTCGCGCCGACCGTGCAACTTGCCGGCGCGGTAGTGCGACACTACCTTTGTGCCGTCGTCATAGACCGCCTCGTACTGGCCGTGTAACTGACCGTCGCGGTAGTGCGCTGTGACACGCCCCATGCCAATACGAATTTCTTCGTATCCGTGCAAATCGCCGTTGCAGTATTCCGAAATAACTCGTGTTCCGTCAGCATAAAGCACATCGCGGATGCCGTGCAGGCGGCCGGCCTGGAAACGCTCTATAGTCACTGCCCCGTCAGCGTCCAGCGATTCGCACTCCCCGTCTCGGGGCAGCATCGGAGCAACATCTACTGGCACTCCGTACCGGGCACGGAGAGCGGCGGCGGCGCTTGCATCGGCGGGGTGCAGTACGATACGGTCAATCTCCATGAACTCGCAGCGCAGCCGGCGGGCGAAAACAGCGCGCTTGCCGCTACAGATTACATGCACGATTGCTTCGCCGCGATTGCCCGGCACGGCATGCGGCGTGTAGCACACCGCATGCAGCCCACACTCTCCGAGCACGGCGGCCGAGTCCGTCCAGGAGTCGGTCGTCATGACGGCCGACTCCCAGGGGGTGTGGCGATGCGGCGAGCGGAGCAAGTCCCCGCCCAACCGACAAACGCGGGTAGCCATGACGCGGCCGTCAGGGGCGACGGCGTGGGGTTCGGG